TCTCCAGCTTGAAGAAGCTGGTGTTGGGGGGGAACAGGGTGATCAGCAGTTTGCTGGCTAGGTAGTTCACCCCCCGCGCACCGAGAGATTGGTACGGGGTCTTTAGGCGACCGCGATCACCGGGCCCCTCGTCGGGGATGAGCGAAGGGATGGTGACCTTGCTGCAATCCCGGGCCCGCTGCAGGTACGGGTCACGGCCAGTCTTCAGGGCAGAAAACCGAGAGGCAACAGACCCTTCTTCCTCGCCCCCGTACGGCTTGGACTGACGGTCGACCTTGCTGGTAAGGGTGAGTTTCATCGGGCCCCGGGAATGCTGAGGCCACCGGTGCCGACACCTGTGATGTCAGTCCGCATGGCACGACGTCCAGCACCCTGTCTGGAAGGGGCCATGGACAACGCCGTGGATCCTTCAATGGCAGGTGCCGCGGCCGCAGCCACAGGGCTGGGTGCTGGTGGCGGGGTCGCCGTGGCAATGGCCCGCTGCTCGTTGTACTGCGTCTGCTGGAACGCCATCTGCCGCTCAAACTGTTTCTGCTGCTGCTCCATCTGCTGGCGTTGCAGGTCCAGAGCCGCACTGTTGTTAGGGGGAGCACCACCACCACCGCACATAGGTCAAGCCTCGCTTTGCTGTTCAATGTAAATGGACTGCAACATGCGAACCACGTTGCGTTGCCCCACATAAATCCAGATCTGACGGTCAGTCCAGGTTTCTTCAGGGCAACGTTCGGGGAACAATTCATTCAGTCGATCAATGAGTGCTTGATCGAGTGGTGGATACAGATCATCATCCATCGTTTTTGTCTCTCAAGAGATGGGATGGATCCCAGAGGTTGACTTCACCAGTCTGGCAATCGTAGTCACCGTGGCGCAGGATCCTTGCCAGCCTGGCGTTGAGCATGGCGTCGGCAAAGGTCAGCCCTGCCTTGCGGTAAGCCTCGAGCACCGCCGTCCATAGCTTCAGTGGGTCGGTCTCCACATCCAGGATCTTGTCGGCCTTCACCGGACCGCAGCCCTTGATGCCGGGGTAGCCATCGGACTGATCGCCGGTCAGTGTTTGCTGCATCCAGTTGCGGACAGCTTCCGATTCGGTGACGGTCTCCACCTCGTCCTTGGCCAGCAGACGGCACGGCACCGTCCGCATGTCCTTGTCGGGGGACACGATGATCGGGTTGCGGTAGCTGCCATTGGTGGCAAGGATCCCGAGCACGTCGTCCCCCTCGAGGCCGATCATGGTGCGAGTCTCGTAGTGCTGCTCCACCCACAGACGCAGATCACGCAGGCCCAGTGGCTTGCGCTTGCCGATCCGGTTGGCCTTGTACTCCGGGAAGATCGTGTGCCGGAACGACGGGTAGTCGGAGAAGCACATGACCACAGCCTTCTCGCCGGTCAGCTCCCGCCACGTCTCAATGCGCCCACCGATGTAGGCGTGGACATCGGCTGGCTCAAGGTGAAGGGTATGGATCCATTCGTCCCACCTGATGTCACACTCGCAGGCGGAGCATGCAGCGTAGATCAGCCAATCAGCGTCAATGAGTAGAGTCATGATCCAAAGTAAGTGGACATTGGTACAATCAACTTGCCGGTGTCCTCGTCATACAACAGCTTGTCGACGAGGCCGGTGGTGCCGGCATGGCGGTTCTTCAGCACCCTGAGCTGGAGCTCATTGCGCTCTGCCATGTCACCCTGCTGGTTGCGCTCAGCGCCGATCACCATGTCGCTGAGCTGAGCGATGGCATGGCTGCCACGCAACTGGGACAACGACGTCTGCGCTCCTTCCTCGTGGCTCCTGCCTTCGGGTCGCTTGAGGTGCGACACCAGCAGCAGGCCTACGCCGGTCTGTTCCACCACCTGCCGCAGCTTGGTGCAGGTGACGTCAATGGCACGGCGCTCGTCGATGTCCGTCAGTCCACTGACCACGATGGTCAGGTGATCAAGGAACACGATGTCAGCTCCTTCGCCATCGGCCAGGTAGCGGATCTTGTTCAGCAGGTGGTCCGGGTCCATCGACCCGAAGTGGTCGTAGAGGAAGCAGCGGCCGGAGCCAAACACCTCGTCGAATCCATTGCGCACCTCGTCCTGATCAGCAAGGGCTGGGTCAAGGTGGATGGGCTTGCCGATGTGCAGGCCCACGATCCCCTGCATGGTGCGCTGAAGCGACTCCTCGAGGGCGATGTAACCCACCCGCAAGCCACGCTCGAGGAAATGGTGCGCGATGTGCCGGCAGATCAAGGACTTGCCGATGCCACTGCCGGCGGTGAGCGTGACCATCTCCCCCTTGCGGAAGCCGCGGGCCATGCGATCCAGCTGCGGCCATGGGTAGGAGCAGACGGACGCTGACCCGGGGCGCACCAGTTCATCCCACAGGTCCGCCGCATTGACGATCCCGTCAGGCCTGGATGGTGTGGCCTTCCACAGCAGGTCACGCAGCTGCGCGTCCTCGCCGGCCTGCAGCATTTCGTTGGCATCCTTCCGGGGAAGGTGACAGATCGCTGCCTTGCCAAGGGGCAGCACGGCGAGGCATGCCTCCGCTGCTTGGCGGCCGGGCTCATCGCTGTCGAAGCACAGCACCACCCGATTGAACTGGCTGAGCCACTCGAGGTTGGCGGCCAGATACTTCTTGGCGGACTGAGCACCGTTGGGCACCGACACCACGGGGAACTTGTTGCCCTGCACCTGGGACACCGACATGCAGTCGATCTCCCCTTCAGTCACCACGACAAAGAGGTTGGTCTCCTTGCCGTGGTTCTGCCGCCACAGGTGCTGGCCCCACAGCTGCATGTCTGAACACTCCCCCACCCAGCGGAACCGCTTGTCGGGGAAGCGAACGTGTTGGGCGACGACGTCACCCTTGGCGTTGCGGTACTCGGCAACCTGGGCTGGCTGCCCCATGTAGGTGGTAGTGCCGTAGCCGTAGAGCTTGCAGGTCTCCTCAGTGATGCCGCGTTTGACGAGTGCTTGTGGTGTGACGAATGGGATCAATGGTGTTGGCGGTGGTGGTGCCATGACTGGTGGGAGACGTTCAGCCTTTGGTGCTCCTTCGCGGTAACCGCAACCAAAGCAATGGCCGTGGCCATCGTCATAACGAGCGAAGTTGTCCTTGCTCTTGCACTCTGGACAGGGTTCATGTTTCTGAAACTTGGACGGCATTGAACCAGCTCGTTGGTATGTGGCCTTCGCACCACAGAAAGCCGTGCCGTTCTGCCCACTGCCAATAGGTCAGGGCCCTTGGCGCACGGGACAGCTTGACGTTGGCATCCATGAAGCACAACCGGATGTCCAAGGTTGGATGCTGTGCCTTGACGGCCGCCATCTTCCGGCGATCGTCCTGGTCAAACAGGCCCTTGGTCTCGACGATTACCCCGTTGGGCAGGATGAAGTCCGGGGTGTAGACAGCCTCGATCCGGTAGGGCAGGGCCCGGCCTTCGTAGTGGAAGGACAGGCCCCGCTTCTGCAGGGACAGGGCAACCGACGCCTCGAACTTGGATCGGAACCTAGAAGTCCCCGGCATCGACGACTGATCCGGTGGCGTCGAACGGGATGGGCGCCGTGGTCGAGGTGTCGCTGGCGCTGTAGCCCTCCTCCTCGCCAAAGCCATAGGACTCCGCATTGCCGCCACTCTGCACCAGATCGATGACCTGCACAGCACGCAGTCGCAGTGTGATGCCGGCACCGATGGCAGCGTTGTAGAAGGGGCAGGCATCGAAGCTGATGCGGCCGGTGGTGCCAGACCACATGTTGCGCAGCGTTTCTCGATCGCGGATCGGCTGACCCTTGGCATCAAACAAGGCAGGAGCAGCGGTCCACCGGCGGCCGTCACGCTCCACACCGCTGGCCTTCATCTTGGTCTTGACCACGAAGCAGGGCTTGCCATCCACTTCCTCGAACCCGAAGGGCAGGTCGGCCAGCTTGAAAGACTGCGTCGGCGCCTGGGCCTTGAGGCTGGCCTTGTGGTTGTTCAGCAGGGTGTCCAACTGCTGCGACATCTCGGCCGCGGCCTCAACATCAAGGGCACCCAGCACCTTGTAGGCACCAGCCGGGTCAAACTTGGTCTCGGGTTCCACCAACTTCGGGAACACGAAGCGGCAGACGGGAGTGGTGATGCGAATCTTGTCAATGATGTTGAAGTTCATGAGATGAAATAGTCAGCGTTAAGAACTTGGTCGATGTTGAAGTTGCCAGGCTTGGGTAGCGGTGGCAACTTCTTGTATAGCTCAATCGGCAGCTGGCCGATCAAGTGTTCCGTGATGTCAGCCAACACATCGTCGGCGTACATCTCCGCAAAGGTAGCACGGACAATGCCTCGCAGCGTGTCCATCTCTGCGGCAGTGGTGAGAAAGCAATCGTGGATGCCACCAAAGTTTGTGATGGAGTCCTGCGCCTTCACCAATGTCAACGCCATGTGCGCGGAATCCAGGCTATGAATGACGTTTGGGCTGAGGCTATTGCCCATCCGTCGTCCATGTAGTCCGTCTTCAGTGTCATGAACGTAGGCGTACACCTTGGTAACAGGGCTAACCGTCCTCAGCGCAATCACCGTGCCAAGGTAGTTGGGATAGCGCTGGTATACATTCATTCCACTGGGTGTCTTCCACTCCAGAGGGATGTCATTCTTGCCGGCAAGACCACCGAGTTTCTTGAACCATGCCATCAGGCGTGTGGCCGGTTCGATCAGTGTGACCGCCTCGGTGTACAGCAGGTTGGCCATCCAGTAGCAGGCCCGCAGCCCGCCCGGCTTGAAGGGCCACGACTCGTAGCCCATCAGTTCAACTGCCCGTTCGTGTGCCCACTCTTGGCAGTGCTGCATGATCGACCGACGTGTGGCGCTGTAGGCCAGCGTCATCACCACCGGCTTGGTCAGTGATCGATCAGGCCCCAGCGTCAGCCACATGGCAGCCTCGGGTTCGCTGCTGTTGCGCAGCTGCTCGAGCACCCGATCGGTGAGCTCGCTATAGATGTCGGACGGCACCTCGCTGGGGGTGAGGTTGACCATCGATGCCATCTGCTCGTCACGCAACAGGGCAGCGAAGTGCTGGATCCCGGAGCAGGTGCAGTCCAGTTGCACAGGCAGCCGGCTGACGTATCCCCACCCTGTTGACCAGAACAGGCAGTACTCCCGGCAGAAGGCAAGGAACTGCCAAGGTGACTTGGCGTCCTGCCAGAACCGAGCAGCTGCACCCCAAGGGTTGGCACCGGCGGCCAGCACCATCTCTTGGTTCTCGTCCACCCACTGCACCCGATCAGACCACGACAGCTTGTTGTGCCCGTAGCTGTTGGCGCCATGCACCTTCAACCAGGACAGGGCCTGCTCGTCGTTGATCGCGCAACCCTTAGCGAACTGCAGCAAGGCACGAGACAGGTCGTTGCCTTGTGGGTTGAGGTGAAACGATCGGTAGTAGAACCGACCGCGGAAGTCCACCTGCATCGGGTAGTAGAAGGCAGGCCGATCCTTGAACTTGTCCGCCACCCACAGGGACTTGAGGATCTGCACCCGCTGGGCCCGCTCACCGTCGTTCTTCTCGTGGATCGCACGAGCGTTGTGCTTCCACTGTGTGACGTCGATGTGATCAGGCGGCAGGTGCTTGGGAAACGGAGGCATCTCGTACCCCTGGCTCTGCACCATGCACCCGATGTGCAGGCTGTGAGACCAGGCGTGGTTGGCCTGCTCGAGCACCCAGCTGTTGATGGTCCAGCCCACGTCTTGCTGGGCGTTAGCGGCCCGCAGGAACACCTCGTTGCCAGTGGTGTAGGTCTGGCCAGCTTGGGCATCCTTGACCAGTGAGTTGCCGGGGATGTCCGTCAGGTAGCCGCCGTCGTGCAGGTTGGTCCACGGCTGCGGCTTGATCACCATCGGCATCCGCATGGGGCACAGCATGCGGTGCTTGCTGTGGTTGTCCTGCAGCCACTCGAACACCTCCGGTGATGCGCTCACCATCCGTGTGCATTTCAGCTGTTGCCGCACGACGGTGATCTTGACGATGCCCGTCTGTGTCTCGAGCATCTGCAGCAGCACAGTGCCGATCGATTGCCGTTCACGCAGGGTCCAGATGGTGGTGGTCTCCATCTGCAGGATGTCCTTGCGCTTCTCTGCCTTGTTGCGCCACCGCTTCACGGCAAGGTGATCGATCAGGTCAAAGCCACCAGCCCTGTCGAGCATGGCCTCCGCCCACAGGGCAGCGCCAATCTCAAGGGCCATGTGCGTGGCCTTGCGGTGCTGGCTGATCTTGTCGATCGCCACCCTCATGGTGGTGGCAGCAATCTGCTCTGCCGTCATGGCCAGCAGTGGCAGCAGGTGGACACCGGACTTGATGGCCCGGCCACGAGACAGGTCATCCAGCAGCAGCTGCACCGCATCGCACATGCGCGACACGCCAATGGTCACCAGCTTGTTGCCCGGTGGGCTCAGGGATTCCCGGCGCTTCTGCTTGTTGATAGCGATCCGGGTGTCGTAGGCATCGGCACCCAGGGCCAGCATCTCCTGCTCAAGCAGCAGCTGTTCCTTGATCTCGTCGTCGGTGTAGGTCATGGCAGCTTCCGGTTGCGCTTCTGCCAGCCGGCACGAAAGCCTGTCTTCAGCAGGGCCACAGCGCCTGCATCAAAGGCATCGGGAAAGCTGCGGATCCAGACGTCGAAGTCGACATCGATCACAGCATCCGTATCAACAGGCAACGGACGCTCGGGCAGTTTGGCCCAGTGGGTGCAGTCGGTGTACATGGGGAAGCGCCAGTCACCTTGGCTCCATCCAAGCCGTGGATGAAACCAGTTGACCTTGCCGTCTGAGTCTGCGTCTTCCCGTGTGACAGGAACATCAATGGTGAATGCTTGAGTCATGATGCTTTTCCGGTGACGATGATTGAGCTGGC